GGTTCCTACGCAACCGCCAAGACGACACCTCCGGCTCACTAGCAGCGCTACCAGCATCCGCATAGGTAACCGAATAAATTGAGTCGATCTCCGCAGAAGTCAAACCAGACAAGTCATAGCCATCAACAGAAGCGTTGTAAGTAAAACTCGTTGTTTTCATCTGGAACAATCCCTGATTTGGTGCCGACAAGTCAGCCAAATCATCGTTAAGGGAATCAATGATGCGGTTAGTGGGGAACTTAGGAGAAACCCTCAGCACATCACCAGCCGTGTGCGTACCCGCAGTAGAACCACCGTAGCCACGAATCACAGAAACAGTTGTTGAGGTAACCGAAGTGACATACATCAGCTCAGAGTTCACCTCAATAACGACACCCTTCACAATAGAAGAAGCGATACCCTGCACCACCAACGTTGTGCCAGTAGTCGCAGGCGAAGGAGCTGTTGTCACCAAATCCAAATCCTCAACATAGCCCGATAAGAGCATGTCTCTGGTCTGGTCAATCCATACTTGTGCGGTCATCAGGTACTCCCAAGAACGTCATTAAGGGCCGCCTCTTTACGTTTCCGACCTTTCTCCGTGAGGACTTGACCGGCTTGGATCTCGTGGGATGCCCCAGCGTGTTTCTCAAGCCGGGAAGACCCGTCAATAGAAGGGGGTTGTAGCCCCTCAGCGCGCAAGCGTTTGTACGCTGCCATGTCTGCTTCTTTGTTTTTCTCATTGCGTTTCGTAACTCCCCAATCAATGTTGCCTCTCGACGGGGTAGCTGAAGGAGCGAACTGGACATGCCCGAAATACTTGCGGAGTACCCCGCCGCATCCCTCGCAGTCAGCACCATATGTTTCGTCAAAACCATGACGAACATCAACAGTCAGTCCACAATCCAAACAACGGTATGCGTAAACAGGCATCAAGTACCACTAGTCCCTACATCAATCGGAAAACCACTTGCTTTAAGTAATGATATCTCAGTGGCTGTAAGATCTGTGGGTGGCAAATGCGCCCCATACAGGGTACGAGTAACCGTTGACGCATCTGCAGGCATAAAGTTCTGCACCGAACTGTTGTTGATAATGAACAAGTTGTCGGCTTTAGGTCGAGCAGCGTAATGCCGCATCAAAGCGTAAGCTGCTGGAGTTGGCTGATTCTTCAACCCGACTGCAGGGGTTTTGTTTGTTGGCCCCGGATAGAAGGTGTACATCTGGTCTGTGCCCACAGCGGAAGTCACAGCAATGTCGCCGGGTGTGACGTGAGCTGAAACGCTGACCGCTGGAACAGTCGCTGTTGCCGCAATCGTAGCGGGGAGCAAGTCCACTACTGCTGTGCCGCTGATCGCTGTGGTAGCCGCAATCGTTGAAACAGTGAGTATCTGATCTGCTCGCAGAGTTGGAGTAGGTAACGCCGCTACAGCGCTCATATCTACTTCTGCGATATCCACGTAGTTAGCAGTTACACCCGCACCAGGTAACGCTGCTACACCAGCAATCGTTGAAACAGAAATGTTTGCTTCGATACTCGCAGCCGCTGAGAAAGCGACAGTGGCAGTGACCGTTGTTACGGTCGCTACGATCTCAACAATACCTGTATCAGATTGGCTGTATGTGTAGTTGTTGCGGTATGCCAGTCCCGATTCACGGTACTGGACACTTACTTCGTCTAAGACTGTTGCGGTGGCAGCAATCGTCGCAGGGGTAACGACAAGCGGAGCGCCATACGCCACCCCAGATTCGCTATATTGAACCCCCGTTTGACGATACTGCGTCACCGTACAGCCTCATTTCCTTAATTGCTTAACGAAGCCGATTCTGAATCCCCCACGCGAGTAGCGGCCACAGCTTTCGCTATGCATATAGCGGCTGCAACACCAGCCACCTTCAATGCGTCAATCCAATCAGGGCCAGGTATAGCCATAGCTGCGGCCCATGCTTGTGCGAACGTAGATACTCCACGCTCAAGTGAGTCTTTAATAAAACGCTGGTTGAACAATGTCTTCTCGTTTCAGTTGGAGGCGGCTCCACGTCCGTCTGCCACAAATTCCGTCGGGAACTAGCCCATTAGCCTTCTGCCAAGCAACAAGCTTAGCTTTTGTCCTACCCCCGAAAATACCATCTGGGGTCGCACCTATGCGTTCCTGAACAAACTTCACAGCAGCAGACCGTGAGCCCTTCTTCAGAACACCTGGGAACGGCACCAAACCATCTTCAGGTTCTGCCGGTAACTTGATCTCTGGTTTCGCTATGTTCGCTTCATGGGCGACCATTGCACGAAACTCTGACATATCAAACGACGGGTCCACCTTACGTGACGACCATTCCTTATGCCCTATCACGCGAGTAAAAGGACTAAACCCGTTCGTTAAACACAGATAAGCGCACAACGTTACCGCCGCATCCATCTGCTCCTGCGGAATGTCTTCCCCCAAGCCGTCATTAATGAACGACACACCGATAAGTGAGCCGTTCGCTGTGACTTTCCCCGCAGCCGTAGCGTTACCTTTAATGGGGCGATCTGCTTTCATGCGTGCAAGCACGTCACCCATGCCTCGACCAGCGTGGTTGGCTTTCACGTTTTCAGCGGTGAGCTGCATGATGGTGCCATCACGTTTGATGAGGTAGTTGTATAAAGGTCCGGGGACTTTGTTGACACCTCGCACACACATCGCTACCACGTTGTCGGGATTGGCGTTGCGGTTTGAGGCGGTGTGGTGGACGACTATGCCGACTGGTTTTAGTGGCCGTCCAGTGTTTATTTTGCCGGGGGCGTCAACAAGTTTCATGTCAAAGCGCCGCTAAAATCTCGTCTTCTGTATAATGCTGAGATTCAAAAAACGCTCTTTTGTCAGCTTGCACAGACGCTTCATCAGCCCAAGTTGTTTCAAACTTTAGATGTAATGATTCGCCAGTTTCGCCCGAAATCATTTCTTCAGTTAAATCAACATCAAAACCGAGTACTCGGCCATCACCCGGATCAGAAGTTTCAATCACTTCGTATGCAATACCCATTAACAAAGCATTATCTAAATCAGTTATTGCTTGGTTAAGCAACAACCATCTTTGCATTTGTTCTTTAGTTAAAAGTTTTAACATATCTAAAGATGTGTAATAGGCCATTAAACTTCTACCGCCGTTATTGACGCAGGCACATTAGAACCCCCATTTTGTTCTGGCGTTAACGTATCAAGAGATGCCAAAGTATTGTTATAGGTTGAAAATCTTGACGCATTTGTAAACGAAAAGTTACTGGTCACATCGGTTATTTTTGAGGAAATGTCAATGTAATCAAGCGTGTGCCCGTCGATTGAATACGTGCCAGTTCCGCTACCGTCAGCGGGCAAAACAGCTACCCCAGCGACTTGATATGCAGCGTTGCCCGTAAGAAAACTCCAACATATATTGCCATCAGAATTTATTTGTAGTCCAGCCGATTGGCTATAGCGGGTAGAGCTAGCGTCGGCTGGCTCAACATCAATAGCTCTATACCATTGCGGCACTAATGAACTATTAAATTTAATTATACCTGCCCGAGTTGTGTTATCAACGCTGTCGTGGTTCATGTTAAAGCCACCAGCAAAATATAAATTACCGGAGCTATCTTCGGCGCCGTGACTAAAATAAGTAAACCCTGTTCCGTCGGCTCTGTAGGCTTTGTGTGTTTGGCTAACCGCTGACGAGTTGTATTTGTGAACTACCGCTGGCGTTATAATAGTTGTAGGGTCATTAAATCCTTGCAACACATATGCGTTGTGTGATCCGTCAACGTACACCCCGTAGGCGTAACCGCTTTTACCCGCAGTGGTTACATACGGTGACGCGTGGCTGAAGTTGCCCCCGTCCTCATCAAACATAAGCAAATACGGAATAAAACGGCCTCCATAACTATCGCTAATGTACGCATAACCAACACAAGCAAAACGTGCACTGCCGGAATCTATCCCAAAGTCAATAGCTTGGTTACCTGCGTTATAAATATTTTGACCAATACTAGGAATGTATTTACCGTATCTAGTTGGTGTACCAGTAAACCCGCCACTTGAATTAAGTTCTTGGCGAAACATGCCTACAGGAGAATCCGTCGCTCCAGTAGGGTTATTGTTTTTGTAATTGCTGTAAAGATATGTAGTGCCACTAATTGCATGAGTTTCTGGACAAGCAACAGGTTGCAACGTCTGAGCTGAGTTGGAGTCTTCGTACACACAATGGTCTGCGTTTATAGCACCAGTCGCATCATTTATGTCTACAAATATAGAGGGCAGATTTGTAGAAAAATTTGGTGAGTTACTGCCAAATTGACCGCCTGCTGGCATACCTGCTGCTATATAAAATTTGCCATTAGTTGTATCTTTGAAACCGCAACTTACAGGGTAGTTAGGGGTTATTACTTGCCCACTAGTCGGACCTAAAGCTTTTGCCCACTGCAAAATACCAGTTTTATCAATAACCGCATTAAACGGGTAGGTAGAACTAGTAAGCGAACCATCTGGTGACCCGTTGCCTTGCCACACTAACCCAATATTGTCGCTGCTATCAACAGCCAAACCATTACCAACACCACTCACATAATAATTACTGTTGCTACTGAATAGCCCAAACCAATGTTCGTAACCTCCGCCACTACCTGAGGCACCTAACAAAGCTGCTTTAGATAAGCCTAACGGCATGTTTAATCCTTACTGGAAGTCTTGACCAGCTACAAACCCGTACCAAACAGGAGAAGCGCCGCCATTAAACGTAACAAAACAAATAATGTCTGCCCTCGATGCAGTAGTCGTCAACGTAGGAGCCGTACCGCCAGCCCACTTAACGTTAGTTGTAGCACCACTAACTTGAAACACACCAGCCCGTGACCCAGAACCGTCTTGGCTCAAAATAAGAGTCAAAGCTGTACCTGCTTGCAAACCAGAATCCGCTGGCAAGGCAAACGTCGCAGTTGCAGCGTTCAATGTCCACGACTGAGTGTTGCCATTAGCTTCATCAATCGCAGGAGTTGCACCAGTATCACCACCGGCATACACAGTCTCGGAATAATCCTTATGCGTAACCGCCGACATCACCTGGTCGCCACCAGTGACAGCTCCCCCAAGAGTCACAGCAGGCAACGTAGAAGACCACGACGAACTACCAGCACCCGTACCCTGCAACAAAGTACCGCTAGTAGCGTTTGAGTCAGTGATCCCCAGTTTCGTTTGCAAAGCAACAATCGCTAACGACAGATTCTTATGCAACAAATCATGCTCGACGTTCGTTGCATCTAAATCAGTAGACGAAGCTGGCTGAGGAAACTCAACCGTTGCGCTAGGCGTAGCGTTCGTATCGTCAAGCGTTGTTGGATAACCGGAGGTTGGAATTGCCATCAGTTACTCCTACGGGGTCAAGTCAAGCGTAAAGATTCCGCTTGCGTTCCAAGTAATTTTGAATGTTCCTGCCGTAGTAGAGAAATTTCCACCGAAATCGACAGCCCCAATCAACGGATCATTCGTCAACGAATCATCGTAAATCACTGCGTAACGAGCGTTACTAATCGTGCTCGAAGTCCACTCAACATCCGCTGCATCCCAAGTGATAGTCCCACCACTCGTAGCGAACGTGACAGAAGTCAACGACTTTCCACCAGTGGTGTAACCCCCGGTTCCCGGTACCTGGTTAGTCACATCAGTATAAACAGAATGAGTGCTGTAATCCGGTGTGTAATCTGCTGTCGTCAACATAACTTTGAAACGATCAGCAGTCGTATCATTAAAATCAATATTAAAGTTCGCTGTCTGCTCCAAGTTATATTCCATCGGCAGGCAGAAAAGGCCACTAGCCACGTTTAGTTCCTCCGGTCCCGGTTATGGGTTTGGGCCGAATCGTGACATTCCCATCACTCGATGAACCGGCCATTACTTCTTACTCCGCTTTTTAGCACGCGCTTTCTTCGCCGCCATTTTACCTTTAGCGGTGTACGGGTACTTTTTTCCATTTACTTTAGGCATACTGATTCCTCGCTAATAGCAAGAATAGCAAAGAAATGGGGGGGCTGGGGAAAGGGGGAAACCCAACCCCCCCAAATCTGTCAGAAACTAACTATTAGGAGTTAGCTCCAATGCTGGACGCAGTTTCAATGCGCTGCAAAGCAGCCTCACGGAAACGTCCGTACCCAACAAGGTGGTACCAGCCAACCGGGTTGAACCGGCGGAGAGTATCGGTCACAGGACCGAAGACCACTGAAGGATCTTCACCAAAGCCAGGGGCTCGAGAGAACGCCTTGGCAAGAGCTTGACGACCACAGATCAAAGTCTGGTATGCGTCAACGCTTCCTGAACCGCCATCAGCGATC